GAAATAGAATCTCAAAAAGAAGAGAGGTTTACTAATTGGATCAACATCCTAAACACCCCTCAGGAGGTCGTAGAACCCACCAAGGAAGACTTAGAAGCCCAACAAGTGAGTATTGACCAACAGATAGAATCATTACAATCTCAGAAGATTGATTTGAGTTCTAAACTAGAACAAGTGATGTTAAGTGAATCCGAGGTATTAGGAAAAGTAGTAGTTAAATAATATGGCAGCAAGATTTTGGGTAGGAGGAACTGGAAACTGGGATGTAGCAGATACTACTCATTGGGCAGCGTCTTCAAACGGTGCTGGAGGACAATCAGTCCCTGGTGCTTCGGATACTGTTACTTTTGATGCTTCAAGTGGGGGTGGAACTGTTACAGTAACAGCAGACCACACTGTTACTTCTGTAACTGGTGGTGCATTTACTGGAACTTTGGATTACGGAACAGATAGAACTATATCCTATACAACCTTTAGTTTCACTGGAACAGCAACGAGAAGTCTTACTTTAGGAAATGCTGCCATAACAATGACAGGTGCGTCTACAACTGTTTGGGACATTACGAATGCTACCAACCTAACCTTTTCTGGAGCGTCTGCAACAATAACCCTCTCTGGAGCGTCTGCAATAATGACACCAGGTGCTTTACAGTCATACGGAACAGTTAGTTTTACTGGTTCTGGAGCTGCTAGAGTCAATAGTACTGGTGCAATTTTTGGAACACTTACCAGAACTGGAACAAACGAAAAAACAGACACTTTTTTAATAAATGGTACTAAAACAGTTACAACGGCACTTAATTTATCTGGTAATAGCTCTATAAATAGACTCCAGGTATTATCAAATACCATAGGAACAGTAGCCACTATTACTAATACAAGTACAACTGTAACTGCATCAAATGTTGATTTTCAAGACATAGCTTTTTCTGTTACCATAGATTTATCTGCCCAAACCGATATTGGTGACGCTAATGGCAACTCTGGTATAACCTTCCCTGCTTCTGTAGCTCAAACATGGAATGGAGCTAGTGGTGGGAACTGGTCAACAAATGCCTGGACTACTCGTGTGCCTTTACCTCAAGACGATGTGTCTCTAGGGGTAGCTTTCTCTGCCTCTCAAACTGTAGTTTCTGATATGCCGAGATTATGTCGAAGTGTAACGTGGACTGGTGCAACTGGTAGCCCCACATGGAACTTTGGAAGTGTAGCAAATTCAATCTATGGATCAATAACTCTTATCTCTGGGATGACCATATCTGGAACCCAAACATTAACCCTAGCAGGAAGGGGGTAACTAAATATGAAACCAAACACTTCTTTTTATAATCCGATGAATATGAGTAATAGAAACTTTATACTTGTCAGCAAGTTTTTTAACACTGCCGTAGACATGGGGAGTATATTCACTTCTAATTGCAAGAACATCCTTGTTGGTAAGTTTAGAAATACCATTGTCTTCACCTTTAAGTTTAATAAATCTGTTTTTAGTATCTCTGTCTTGAGAGTTGTCGGAATAAGTTCCAAGGAAAAGATGGTTGGGATTAACACAGGCTCGATTGTCGCACTTATGACAAACAAGAAGACCATCTGGAATAGCACCGTTGGTAATCTCCCAAGAATAGCGGGTAGCAACTACAATCTTATCTATTCCATTTTTTCTAATATGAAAGTTTCCATACCCATGATGTTTTCCTCTTGTCCAATTCCAACATTCGTTAACTCCTTTTTTGTCAACTTTAGACCAAAACCTTTTAAGGTCATCGTGCAAAATTATCTTAACAGTGCTAGGACTTCCATATCTTTCAATTCTGTGGTTGTGCATAGAGCAATAACCATGAGCGTGAGAAGGTTTGTTACATTTTTGAATAGAGCATACTTTATCAATCATAACATATATTATACTAGCTCGGTAGATATTTGTAAAGGAAGGACAATATAATGGCATATACAATTACAAGTGCTGGTAAAACATTTACGCAAGCCGTAACCATTGCTTGTCCGTCAGGAACTTATACCCTAAACGATTCAATAATATGTAATGGAGCCTTTACTTCAAACAACGGTGTTATAAATTCAAATGGTTTTAATATAACTTCGGCATCTTTTGTATCCAATAGTGGTTTTACTAGGTCTAATTTAATTAATGGGTCAACCATAACTCCACGTGCATCTTCTGGAAATTTTGTATCTTTTTCTGCGTCTGGATTAACTTTGTCTGCAGATACTACATTTTTTGACATTCCAACATCTTCTTCTACTAGAACATTTAATGGTGGAGGTTTAACTTTTGGAACTATAAACTATACCGTTGCAGGTTCTACTGGTGAACTAGACATAACAGGCTCTAACTCCTTCTCTCAAATAAACTTCTCAGATGCTTCTAATGCTAGATCACTTAAATTCACAGCAGGGACTACACAGACAATAAGAAATGGTAATGGATTCAATGTAAGGGGAACCGCAGGTAAGTTAATGACCATAGATACGATTACAGGAGCTTCTACTTTTACTTTAACCTCATCTAATGTCCAATCTACAGACTATTTAAATGTTAATCGTTCAGTAGTAGACGCAAGTCCTAAATGGTACGCAGGAGCTAATTCGACAGATAATGATACGGATACTAACTGGATATATGCTGCGGGATACGCTCTGGCTACAGGAACATCTGCTCTTTCTTTATTTAGTCTTGAATACTCAGCTTATGCAAATGTAAACGGAGTAGGAAGTTTAACCTTAGCAGAACAGAAACTAAAATACTTTGCCTACAAACTAGGATACACACCCGAGAGTGTAAGAGATGGGGAAATATCATTTTTAAGACTAGTAACAAGCTCTACTGGTACTGATTTAAGAGCTATGTGGAATAGATACGCTATCGGTTTAGGTCAACCTAGTTTGAATACCGAGGAAGAAATCAAGAAAAACGTATTCTTAAATATAGGGCTTCCTTATTAGTTAAATACTAACTAGTAATTAGTGGGTTTCATTAAAATAATCTTTGGTGTAAAATAGGGATCAGTGTTTTTATGAATAAAAAAAGAAGTCCCCTTATAGTTAGACCAAAAAACTTAGTAGTAAAAGTAGCTAAATATTCTGACAGGATAGATTGCCAAGAGTGCGGTGGAAGTTATATTAATTTATCTTTTCACGTTTCACAAAAACACGACAAAGAAGAATATATAAGAAAGTTTAACCCTAAAACTTGGTACTCTGAGGACTATCGGAAGCACATGGCTAAAAACTGCCAAAAAATGGGTATTTCTAAGAACGCTGTAGACGCTAGATCAAAATACTGGGGTAACGACGAAGTGATAAAAAACAAGTCAGAATGGATGAAGAATCAGATGAAGAAAAATATGAAAGACGCTGATTATTTAAGTAAATGGCTTCCAACATTAGGAAAAACTGGTAAAAAAAGGTTTAAAATCGTTAGCAAAAAAAGTAAAAAGTGTCTTGTTTGTGGGTCTGTATTTAAACCAAAATTTTTTGTAGACAAAAAAGGATGGAAGCACCACAACTCTTATGATGTTGGTAAGGGGTGGGAAAGAAAAAAGTATTGCTCTCGTAGTTGTGTCGGGAAAAGTAATGGCACAAAATATAGAGACCAACAAAAAGATAAAGATCTAACTTGAATACCTTTTAATAGTTTGGGTAAAGTGTGTTTATGACATTGCAAGAAATTTTAATAAATACATCTGCGTATTTAGATCAAAGTATTGATTTACCAACAGGAGATGATTTAAACACTCGTGTTAATTATGCTAATCAAAGAATAAGCGAGTGGGAAAGTGCTTATAGATTTAACGATTTAAAGACAAATTTCACCCTTTCAGCTACTTTAGCCACGATTTCACTACCTACTAATTTTTCCGCTATTGCTGGAGATCCTAAAGAATTGCTAGATTCAAACAATACTTGGCAGACTTACGTTCAAGTAGATCCTTCTTATATTTACGATCAAGAAGATACGCATTTTTCCTACAAGTTGGGGAATAATTTAATTTTAAATGGGTTGAGCTCGGGAGCTACAGTTTCAATTGATTATTTTAGACACGCTGCCTCACTGGCTACTTTAACTGATATTTGTGAAGTCCCTGATTGTAATTATGTAGTAAATGGAATAATCGCTTCGGTTTTACAAGCTCGTGGAGATGATAGATTCCCAGTAGTTGAAGCTAAGACTCAAAACCTTTTAATGGGAATGATTGGAGATAACCAGAGTTCAGCATCGAGTTCTACTAGAGCACCAAAGAGAAGTTATCATTTAGGCAGACGATAATGCCAAACGTAAATGTTCGTCCAGCTCCATATAAGAAACGCAGGGATTCTGAGGCCTCTTGGGATTCTTTTCGTAAAGGATTGAATCTTTTGTTACGACCCACTGAACTGTCTCGAGAAGAATACGAACAGGGGGATAATATTATGCTTAAAGGATCAGGAGTTCCTACTGGAAGGTGGGGAACTTCTCCTTACTTCACCGCAGGGGCTACGGGAACAACAAGAGGATTCGGATCATATAAAAACACCGCTTCTTTAACTAACGAAATCTTTGCTTTAAGCGATCAGGGATATTTACAAAAAAAGGTCGGTACTAGTTCGTCAATAATCTTAGGAGTTTCTTTCCCTTCAGGATCAAGAATAATGGCAGAAGAGTTGGGTGGCAAAACGTATATTGTAAGTCCAGATGTTCCCATGCTTGAATACACAGGATCAAACGTATCAATCTTCGCCACTTTATCCGCCCCAACGGGAATAACAGCTACTAATTTCTCAGGAGTCTCAGGATCTTATTTATGGTCTTGGTTTGTAACAACTAATGCTTCTAACGGAGGCGAAACTACGGGAGTTAATGTAACTTTGGCTAACTTACCACAAGAACTTAACAGGACTCAAATTAATATCGCTTGGACTGCTCCTAGTGCCGCTTCTGGTTCGATAAAGGGTTATTCAATATATCGAGGCCTAGCTGGAGATGAAACCTTTTTAAGTGCTGTAGGGGCGTCTACAACTTCGTATATCGATACGGGAGATGTAGCTTCGGATGTAATTCTGGCTCCTATTACAAATTCAACTGGAGGGGTTAAAAGTAAGATAATTGTTAAATTTAATGACAGACTTTTGGTAGTCCCCACTTCTGATCCTACCAAACTAATGATCTCGGGTAGATATCCTAATCAAAATAAATTCACTTGGGCTGATGGTGGAGGGTATATTTATGTCGATCCTGATTCTGGAACTGATATTACGGGAGTAGCCGTTCAACCCGGATCAGATAAAATCGTGGTTTATAAAGACTTTTCTCACTACGCCATCTCTCTATCAACAGTCAATATCGGTAATTACACAGTCTTAGACCCTCAGTATCAGCCAATTTCAACTTCTAAGGGTGCTTCTACTCAGGATACGATTCAAACTGTAGAAAACGATACCTTTTACTTCGGAAGAACAGGACTATATGTAACAGGATATGAACCTAACTTTTTAAACGTCATTCGTACTAATGAAATCAGTGCAAGAATAAGACCTTATTTGGATCTTTTAAACAATGCAGACTACACTTCGGCCTGTTCAATGTACGTAAATCAAAAATATCTTCTATCTTTTCCAAATCGTAAAGAAATAATTTGTTATGACCGAGAAAGAGGATGCTTTGCTGGAATTTGGAAAACTCCTTTTGGGATTACAAGCATGATGAAATATAGCGACATTACAGGGACCGAAAGATGGGTAATAGGAACGGATACGAATCAGACTTATACTTTTGAGCCTTCGGTAAACTCTGACAACGGAGAAACTATAACTAAAACTCTAAGAACAAATAAAGAAATGTTTGGCACGTGGTCAGCTCTAAAAGCTATCAAATTATTTTATATTTTATTTACAAATATCACGGGTGAGGTAAACGTAAATATTTTAATGGAAGATAGAAGTGGAGCTACAAGTGCTATTAAGACTTTCACAATCTCAGGATCAGCAGTAGCAGGGAATACAGGCTGGGGAACTAATTTATGGGGAAATTCTGAATACGGATTAACTCAGGGTGAAATCGTAATCGCAGGTGATGAACTTTATAAATGGGGGCAATTAAGTAAAACGGGACGTGTTATTCAAATTGAAGTCAGTTCAACGGCTGCAAATTCTAATTTTGAATTATTAAATATTCGAGCTACAGCCAACTCTCTCGGAGATGGTTCACTAAATTCTTCGTCCAGAATCTGAATTTGAAAACCTTACTAATAAAAATATAAAACAATAATATGGCAGTACTATATTCAGCACCAACCAACAATGCGGTTCAAAAGACCCTTACATCAATCCTTGCAGCAGGAAATACAACTTCCGCAGCCTTATCTGACGTTGTAGGAATCCCCAATCTTCCCGGTGTAATGGTAATTGATCGTGTAAACACATCTAACGTCGCCACTCCTTCAATTCGTGAATATATTGCTTATACTGGAACTTCGGGATCTACTGTAACTGGATTAACCAGAAACGTAGACAACGGAGGAACAGATCAAGCTCATGCAGTAGGTGCAATAGTAGAATTTGTCCCCGATGTAACTTGGGCTGGATCTATTTATACGGCTCTTTCCAATATGGTAGATACCTCAACGTTGGCTGTAGATACGACTAAGGTTTTGACCCCTAGTGGATTCCTAACTAAACTAAGTACCGATCTGGCTTCGGTTGCTTCTCTTTCTACCAAGACCATGACCGATACTAATTTAAGAGGTTATGTAAATGGATCAGGTGCTTCTTTGGCTGGAATGAGTATTTTAGTTCCCACATGGTTTGTACCAGGATTCTCCTCGTCACCAACTGTTTCAGTCGGATCTCCTGTGGATATGCCTATTTCTGGAACTATAGACTTTGCTTCTGCAACCCTAAGAACCGCTATTTCGGGAGCTTCCCTAGTATTAGATATTATGAAAAACGGAACTTCAATCTTTGCGACAGGAACACGACTCTCAATTCTGGGTGCGGGTACTTATGCTTCAACAGCTTCTATTTCCACAAAAAATTTTATAGATGGAGATGTATTTTCAGTCGACATTGATAACGGAGGATGGTTTGGTGATTTAACAGTTAAATTTAAATCGAGATAAATGCCAGCAATACCAGCAAACACAAAGCTACTTTTACACTGTGACGGAACTGATGCGTCCACGACTTTCACTGATGACTCTGGTACATCAAAATCGGTTACAGCAGTTGGTAACGCTCAGATAGACACAGCACAATATAAATTTGCTACTGGTTCTGGGTTGTTTGATGGAACTGGGGATTATTTATCAACTGCTGATAGTGCAGATTTTAATTTAGGTTCTGGTGACTTTACCCTTTCTGTTTGGTTAAGATTCAATGCCAAACCTGCAGGTGATGGACACATGGATATATTTGCCCAAGGAAACCCTGCTGTTACTGGATTTAGATTTTATTTTTATACAGCAGACGGAACAAGTCTTGAATGGAACATGACAGCAAATGGAGGTACTGGTAACATTCAGCTTTCAAAGGCTTGTAATACTATTTCACTTAACACTTGGTATCACTTTGAGGTTGATAGAAGTGGAAACAATTTTTATTCCTTCCAAGATGGAGTTCAAATTGGAACTACTGTTACTGATTCAGACACCATGCCTGATGCAACCACAACTGCTTATATTGGATGCTACTACAACACAACTGAAAGATTTTTTAATGGCTGGATGGATGAACTTATTTTAGTTAAGGGAACGGCCTTGCACACTTCAAACTTTACACCAGAAACTTTACCTTACGGAACATTATCCTCCACAAACACTGGAAGATTTTATTTTATGTAACCTTGCAAACATACTTAACAAATAAATAAACTACAAACATGGGATATATAGCTAATACAATCGAAAACGTAGGTACAATGTTAGGTTTGCCAGAAATGAATATTTCTGAAAAAGTAGCTGGTGGAGCAACCCCCCTTACTGGTTACGATGCTTCTCTTAATAACGGACAAGGTGGACAATCCGGATCTTATCTGTCTCCATACTATTCCTCTGGATCTGGTGGAACAGGTATTCAATATACCCCCAACCAAACACAGACCCTAGTAGAAACAGGTGGAACTATTAAACAACCAACTGGACAAGTTTTAGGTGCAAATACTAATACCAATACAAATACAAATAACAATCCAGCTCCTTCAAACAATAACGGATTTGACATGAAATACTATCCAGGGTGGGATCCTGCTTCAGCTCTGGCTGACTGGAAGGCTACCGGTGGATCTAAAGCTGCTGGATTTGGTGCTTCTTCTGGATTTACCTCTCCTGAAGGTAATTCTTATGGGTCACAAGAAGAATATAACAATTTAATCAACGACGCATATAATCCTCAGATTTCCGCTCTTAACCAGCAGGAGCAAAATCTAAACTTAGGACAAACTTCTGCCTTAGAACAGGCACAAAAAGCCTTCGATACCCAACAGGGAATGGCTCAAGGTCAACTTCAAACTGCAAACAATCAGCTAGGCGAAGTCGCTACCAAAGGACAATCTGCTTACGAAAGCGCATTAGCACAAGCCAGACAAGTATACGATCAACTTCAAAGAGGATACCAACAAAGATTTGGTGGAGCTTCTAGTGCCGGAGCTGCTGCTACTGAAATCGGAAACGTAGAACGACTAAAACAACAGGGTCAATCATACAAACAACTTCAAGATGTAAACCGACAAGTAGAAATGGGCCGAATGGACGTACAGAAACAATACGATCAGAATATGCTTCAACTTGAACAGAATAAACAGTCTGCAATAGCTGCAGTACAAAGTGATTTCCGAGACAAATTGGCTCAGATTAACGCTTCTAAGGGAATGGTTGAGAGTGCTAAGGCACAAGCCAAACTACAGGCATTACAAGCCCTCAGACAACAGGTTCTTCAGGTCCAGCAACAGGAAACAACCTTTAAACAGCAATTGGAAATGCAAAAACAACAAGCTGCTATTCAACTAGATACTTATGCTAAACAATTGGACATGAGTAGGGGAAACACAATCGGATCAGCTAATTCTGGAATCAACGCAATGGGACAAAAGATAACCCCTCAAGCTACTGTAAACCAATACGCTGCTAGCGGAACCGCTCCAGGGTATCAATACACTCCTACTGGACAAATGGGCAAACAACTTCAGTTTAATCCTCAAACTGGACGCTGGGAATAATTAAAAGTAGTGGTGGATTACTCCATCTATTATTTGTGAATACTGTTTTGTTATAACGTGTCTTTTGACTCCGTTCCTAATATCTAACACTTCTTGGGCTATTCTTTTTGCCTCGGTACTATTATTTCTTAAAAAATAGATATAAGGCTCCCCATTCTTTTTTCTCATCTTGTGCATGATGTAGCTGTGAAGTAAATCTTCGGGTGAATTAAAACCTTTAATCTTTTCCTTGTTTATATACGTACTAGCAAGGCTTGATTTAAACGCTTGTTTGCTTATTGACATATACTTTTTTCTTTATAAGGACGCAAATCCCCCTCTCCAGACAATTAATGACTGAATGATAACCTATTTACAAGCGAACTCTTTTATTCGGGAGTGCTTCATGCAGACGTTCGTAGGTGATTAACCTCGTGAACTGCTTGGCGTACTTAGAGCTTTTGAGGAACGGCAGTGTGGTGATCCCCCATGTCTCTACTCCCCCTCCTTTCGGATCACTGCGGGCAATCGATCTTGATACTTTTTAGGGTCGTGGCGTTGCTTGTAAATTTTTAATGTCTTGCAAGTGATAAATGCTCTTTTAGCACCCACATGACTAAAAAATCTCCTTGGAACGGGCTATTATTTCTAATAGCGCCTTCCAAAGAGACTAACGCTATTATACACCCGTTCACTAAGATTGCTTAGTATCTTTATTTAACTAAACATTGAAAGAGGTATGCAAGGGGTTTGATAAGC